GACATTTGTTATTGTACTGCATGAACTTATTACTACTGTAATAGTACACGCAGCACAATTTAAATTTTAAACTTTTATTGAGAAAGAGTAACTTATTAAATAGTGTTACATGATATTAGAATAAGAAGCTCTAAGAGCTTCATGTTCTGTGGGGTCCCAGGTCCTCAGGTTGTGAGGGAGGGTATTGGCTAATCCATATTTTTGTTTCAAATACAAGAAAACATGGTACAAGTATTGGGAATGTATTCCGGCATCGACATAGATGCTTTTGGCACGGAGGGCTGAGATGCTTCCATCTTCCACTTCGTATTCGGGATACACGAGCATACGCAGGCAAACGAATTCGTCACGGTAGTTTTGCTTATCGCGGATCGATCGACTGAGAAAGGTAGTAAGTCTACCTTCACGTGAGACTTCAGACTTTAGAGTATTGATACTCCACATAAACGGTTCGCATATGGGTCCGAACTTCTCGAGCGGTATGTATTGAGCGGTACTGACGGCAGCTAGACTATCATCTCCATGAGTGTAGGCTTCGACAAAGTCATCAGTTAACTTCTTGAACATGTATTGGATGCGGACGTAGTTGACGACGCTACCAATCATGTTGGTAAAACAGCTACCAGAGGGGATACCTAAGGTCTTCAGAAATAGGGTGCCGTTTGGGGCGGCAATCTTCCGGTAGATGAACAGCTCAACGATGAAACGCCAGATCTGGGCTTCGACATTTGAAGGAAATATCAGCTGTGACTCCAGACATTGAAAGGCGAAACGGATTTCCCATTCTTGAACGGAGGCATCAAACCCGGACCAATCGAACGCATATACGTAGTCCTTGGATTTGAAGATTTCCTCGATTAATGTAGGTACACTGAGCAACGGATTTCTTCCTATAAAGTAGAAAGATTCTTCGTTGGAGAAGAAGTTGATCAATGGGTCGGCAAAAAGGCCTTCCAGCAAAACGTAATGAAACGCTTCACCCCATACATTTCTAACCTTGGTCTTCACTTTGACTTGAGAGAGTTGCGTTCTTGTAAAAGCAACGTCAGGTGTAGACTGGTTAATAGCTTCAGGTGCGTAGTTCCTGTCGTGATCGAGCTTTTCAGCGATCGTCACTGCGGTCCTTCTCGCTTTGAGGTAATTGTCACCGTCACCTTTGTGACCGACGTAACCATAACCGGCGGAGGATGAAGATATCCACTTTACTTCGTCAAACGACTTGTACGAGATCGGTGTGATCTTGGGGAATCTTCGGAACAATTGCAAGGTGTGTTGTTTGGTTTGGTTCCAAACATCATCTGTCGGCTCAGGCAACTTTTGACGACGATACGCAAGTATGGCATCAACATGTTGATCTAGTGAGTAAACACTTCTGGCCCAACCCTGGAGTTGTGAGAGCATAGTTGAAGGAACAAACTTGAAAACAGCTTCTGCGGCATATTCATCAATGATGACCTTAAACTCGTCTCTTTGGACACGAAGGGAAACTGTGCCGATCTCTATGAGACCTTCACGAATCTTCCTGAACTCGTGGTCCATCTTCTAGTTTCGCGCTGGTACGGTGAAAAATCTTCGCGTTAAAACTTAAAAATTTTACCTAACCTGCAAAACAGAAGGGTAGTGGTTAGATACTCAACAGGTACTATAGTTTTCACACACAAGCAACCTAGAATTTCTAACTAAAACCTATGATAATGATCTCTAATAGATCATTATC